ACCATTCTTGCGTGATGTACAAGGTCGTCGTGGTATTACTGACTTCGTAGTTAAATGTGATGAGTCTAACAACACTGGTGAAGTTATTGATCGTAACGAATTCGTTGCTGATATCTTCGTTAAGCCAAATCGTTCAATCAACTTTATCACTCTAACATTCGTTGCTGCTCGTTCTGCGATTAACTTCACAGAAATCGGTGCGTAATTAGGGATAAATAAGAGAGAACACAAGGAGAATTAAATGGCAAATATTGCTGATTTTAAAGCGCAAATGATTGGTGGCGGTGCTCGCCCTAATCAATTCCGTGTTGAATTGACTTTCCCATCTTATGTTACATTGGGTGTAGTTGCAGGACAGCGTGCACAGTTCTTGTGTAAAGCAGCACAACTACCAGCGTCCACTATCGAAACTCTACCAGTTTTGTATCGTGGTCGTCCAGTGAACTTTGCTGGTGAAAGAACATTCCAACCATGGACTGTAACAATTTACAATGACACAACTTTCGGTATCCGTAATGCTCTAGAGCAATGGCAATCAGGTATTCAGAACTACAACACTACTAATGGTCGTGTGAATCCTACTGACTATCAAGTAGACTTGAATGTCCATCAACTAGATCGTAATGGTGCGATTATCAAGAGTTATAAGTTTGTAGACGCTATGCCTACAGCTATCTCTGCAGTTGGTTTAGATTACGAGCAACAAAATGCAATTGAAACATTTGATGTAGAGTTTACTTACAACTTCTTTACTTCAAATACTGGAGCAACTTCTGGATTCGGTGTCAATGTTTCTATCGACACACCAGTTGGTTCGTTCCCTCTATAATATTTTAAGGATTTTACATTATGCAGATTTTTGGCTTTGAGATAAAGCGTGCCAAGGAACAGGAGTTGCAATCCGTTGTAACTCCTAGTGCCGTTGACACTGGCGCAACCGTAATAAACACTGGTGTTAATGCTGGTGGTTATTACGGCATGGTCATGGATTTAGAAGGTGTTATTAAAAACGAGAATGATCTTCTTCGTAGATATCGTGAAGTTGCGCAATATTCAGATTGCGATAATGCAATTGAAGATATTGTAAATGAAGCAATTATTGCTGATGAACAAAAGCGACCAGTTGAATTAAATTTAGATGAATTAAAATTATCTGCGTCTATTAAGACTAAGATCAAAGAAGAATTTGATACTATACAAAGACTCTTAAAGTTTGATGAAAGAGCACATGAGATTTTCCGCACTTGGTATATTGACGGAAGAATATATTATCAAATTCTTATTGATGAAGAACGAATTAAAGATGGTATCGTAGAACTACGCTATATCGATCCTCGTAAAATTCGTCGTATCAAAAACATTAAAAAAGAGAGAACACCACAAGGTGTTGATATCGTAAAAGAAATCGAAGAGTATTATCTTTACAATGATAAAGGTATTACTGAGCAAACTACACAAGGTGTTAAGTTAGCAATCGACTCTGTTGTTTACTGTCCATCAGGATATGTAGACCAAAATAGTGGAATGGCATTATCGTATTTACATAAAGCCATTAAGCCAGTTAATCAATTAAAGATGATTGAAGACTCTTTAGTCATCTATCGTATTAGCCGAGCACCAGAGCGCAGAATATTTTACATTGATGTTGGTAATTTACCAAAGTTAAAAGCAGAGCAGTATGTCTCTGACATTATGAACAAGTTTAGAAACAAGATTGTTTATGATGCAACTACTGGTGAAACTCGTGACGATCGTCGCCACTTGTCAATGATGGAAGATTTCTGGATGCCTCGTCGTGAAGGTGGTAAGGGTACAGAAATTACTACACTTCCAGGTGGACAAAATCTTGGCGAGATTCAAGACATCGAGTATTTCCAGAACAAACTTTATCATGCGTTGAATGTTCCAATTTCTCGTTTGCAACCACAGCAAGGATTTAGTATTGGTCGTTCACAAGAGATTTCTCGTGATGAAGTTAAGTTTAATAAGTTTATTGTTAGACTTCGTAAAAGATTTTCAATATTATTCTCTGAAGCACTAAGAGTGCAATTGATTGCTAAAGGTGTTATTCGTGCTGATGAATGGGAAGACATTCGTCAGTTCTTAAAATACGATTATATCGAAGACAATCATTTCTCTGAATTAAAAGATGCAGAGATCTTAACACAGAGATTACAAGCACTACAACAACTTGATCCATATGTAGGTAAGTATTACAGTCAAGCATGGGTTAAGAAAAATGTTCTTCGTCTTGATGAAGAACAAGTTGAACAGATTGAAAAAGAAATTGAACAAGAAGCAGAATTGCAAATGTCTCAGGCTGAACAAGCAGGTATGTTAAATGGTGCTCAACAAGCAGCAACACAAAACTACATGATGCAAAATACTGAGCAGCCAGAAGAAGAGCAAACAGATGCAACTGCAGAACAAACTAATGAAGAACAGCCAGCAAAAGTTCGTCAGTTAAAAACTGGCACTTGGCCAAATTAATAGGAGACACACATGAGAGAAACAGTTGAAAATTTAGTACAAGCAATTTCACAGGGTGATGCATTAGAAACAGAAAAAGCGTTTGCGCAAGCAATGGCTGAAAAACTAGCACCAATGCTAGATGCTCGTCGTGCAGAGGTTGCACAAAGCATGTTTGCTACCCAACAAGAAGAAGAAACTGTTGCTGAAGAAGTTTCTGAAGAACAAGATCTTGCATTAGTCGTTGAAAACGCAACTGATGATTTTGAACAAGGTGAAATTTCTCTTTCAGAAGAAGAAGTCTCTGAGTTAGTAGAAAAGTATATGGGTTTTGAAAAGACCACTGCAGCACTTGCTGCAAAGGGTGCAAAGAATCCTAAAGCATTAGCTGCATGGATTGGTCGTAAGAAATATGGCAAAGAAAAATTCCAGGCTGCAGCTGCATCTGGTAAAAAGATGGGCTAATGTTTTATTCAAAGTTTATTAAATCTTTAAATAGACCTGATGTTGTAGAAAGCATTAGGTCTTACGCACAACTGATTGAAAAGACAGAAAGCGATAAGATTTTAATAAATGGCGAAGAAACAGAATTTAAAAGTATTGAGGAAGCAAGAGAATACATTAGACAAGAATATATCGCTAAACAATTAGAAGAACAAATATCTACTGAATTATACGAAGACATCTCAGAAAATAAAGTCGCTAGTATTATTAAAGAATATTACGATGTTAAAGTTACAGATACTCTTATAGAAAATTATATACAACTTGCTTCCTCTCGTATGTTTAGTATTGATCCAGTAGTACAAGAGATTCGTAAATTAAATAAACTGGATAATCTCGTAGAAGGTAAACTACATTATGTTCTAGAAGATGATTCGATTGTAGCAATTGATGAAGCAACTCAAGAGCAACTAAATAACTTGTTACAGAATCAAACAGACATTATTAAATACATGCGTGAAAGTAAAGATAATTTCATGTATGTTGTAGAGAAACTAGAGGAATAATATGGCAGTCACCAAGACTATCCTTAAAAATACAAACAACGAAACGATTGTTAAAATCGCTGGTACTGCTGCATCGGCAACAATTACTTTAAACAGCGATTGTGTAGCATCAACTCAAGCAACTAGCGGAGCAACTCAAACAGTTAATATTGTTGGATTTCAGTTTACTGGTTTAGCATCTTCAACTATTACTATTGCTAGAAATGGAACTAACATAACTACAGTTTCAGCAGAGGGTCATGATGATGTTGAATTTGCTGCAGGTATGGGATTTTCTGATACAATTCAAAACACAAGTGATATCGTTGTTACGATTGCTGGCGCAGAAGCACAATTATATCTAACACTACGCAAAGTTGGTGGTTATGCCTCTAAGGTTGAGACTGCTGTATATGGTGCGTATGACGATCAAACTGCAGTAGGGAGTTAATTAAATGAAACTCATTAAAGAAGTCACAGAGTCAGTCAAGTTAGTTACAGAATCTAAACTTGGCAAAGGCAAAGAATATTTTATTGAAGGTATTTTTCTTCAGTCTGCTATTCAAAATCGTAACAAGCGTATGTATCCAGAAGAAGTTATGGATAAAGAAGTTGCTCGTTACATGAAAGAACAAGTTGAAAATAATCGTGCGTATGGTGAATTAGGACATCCAGATAATCCACAAATTAATCTAGATCGTGTATCACACCTAATCGTTTCTCTAAGAAAAGAAGGCACAAATTATATTGGTAAAGCGAAGATTTTAGAAACACCAATGGGACAAATTGCAAAAGGTCTTTTAGACGGAGGTGCAAACCTTGGAGTTTCTAGTAGAGCACTTGGTTCACTCGTTACAAATAACGAAGGTGTATCCATTGTTCAAGACGATTTTATGCTGTCTACTGCAGCTGACATCGTTGCTGACCCATCTGCTCCAGACGCTTATGTGCGTGGTATTATGGAGAACAAA